CGTCCGTGTTCGCCTTGATGTATCCGATCTCGGTTAAAACGGTCGCGTCGTGCTTCACATTGCTTTCCTTGTCCTTGTCCCTGTTCCGCACGAAAGCAATATATCCGAATACGATAGCGCAAAGCGTAGATACGACGGAAAGAACCGTGGTGAAATTGTCCATGCTCTTCTTCCTCCTTCCCGTTTATGTGATCTCTTCCCACTTCGTCGAATTGACGCGCGGGGAATAGACGGAAGATTTGAAGTGCTGGGCGACGCATACCCACTTCTTCCCGTTGTGCGTTACCTTTGTTCCCTCCGTGATTACTTCGCCGTCCGGAAGGTCAGCCCATGCGCCGATTTCCTCTTCGGTCGGTGTGCGCGTCCATTTGTCCGGATTTGAAGCAGGGGATTTTCCACGGCTGTAATGCGTTGCCGTGTAGCTCACGCCGTCAAGCGTTACCACGTCGCCCGTGATATAGCTTTTCTTCTCGTTCCACTCTTCGCCTTGCTCCGGAAGGGAAACAAGGTTATTGCGGATACTCGAAATAATGCTTTCTTCGGTTTCGGCGCGGGCGGCTTCAACCTCCGCCATGATCGAAGCGCGCAAGGCTTCAAGCTCTGCCGCGCCGATCTGCTTTTCGCTCTTCTTGTGTGTTACGCTCATTCAAAATTCCCCCCGATCCCCGATACCCAGCAAGCGGTCAGCGCGTCGCCGCGCTGGACGGTTACGCGGATATTCATTCCGTACTGTGCCGCCGTGTTGATCTTATTTGTGAAAACGTGTGCAACGCCTTGAACAACCGCGTTCGTGCAATCCTCCCAAACAGGAGAAGCGTCAAACGGATTATTCGTAACTTCAACCTTGAACGTGCCGCCCGCCGGAATGTCGCGCGTTACCTTGACATTTGCGCGTGTCGGCTGGCTGTTGGCTTCTAACGGCGCTGAAAGCGTGATAACGAAGCCCGCAATCGACTTTGTGAACGTCAGCGTCCGGACGGCGCTATTTCCTGCGCTGTCGGTCGCCGTAATCGTGATCGTGTGCTTTGCGTTCGTAAGCGCCGTGAAGGTATTTCCGGAAACGGAAAGCGTCTGCGTTGCTCCCAGCGTGATCGCGTTCTTCGTCGCGATTGTCTTTCCGTCGATCTTTTCAACAACGTTCACCGTGTCGCCGTCCGGATCGGTTACGCTGTATTGATAGGTGAAATCGGCGCGCTTGATCCCAAGATCGGCATTACTGCCGGAAATCACGGGCGGCTGGTTATGGATTACGGCAATATCTCCGCTTGTGGTGTACGCGGAATAATTGCCGTAGCTGTCCTTTGCGCGGACGCGGTATTTTAACGTGTTCCACGCGGTCGATACCGCTTCCGTGAACGTCCTGCTTGCGGACGCTTGAACCTGTGTCCACGCGCCGCTGTTGTATGAGCGCTCGAAACAATAGGTCAGCGCGTCGCCGTCCGGATCGGTCGCCGCCGCGCAAGAAATGTTGATGTTCTGTCCGCTGTAACACGTTGCTGGCGCGGTAATGCTGGGCGGCGCGGAAGGCGCGGAATTATAGATTACTGTATAATTTCCGTCGCTGTTCGGGCTGTCAGATACCAAGATAGAAGATTTAAGATTACAAAGCGGGCGAACGCCACTGTTGCCGCGGAACGCGAAGTTGCTGTACAAAGAGCCGTCCGAATTGACGAAGCGGACGTAGTAGGCGTTCGACGAATAAGGCGTTCGAAGCCACCAATACCAGCCCTTTGACGTGCTGAAATTGCTGTTCGTGTACTCCGAATTGCTCACGCATTGCGCCGTAGGATAAGCGACGCGGGAAGCGTCGTTGCTGAATAGCGCAAGAAGCGTTCCTTCTGCGATATTGTTTTCATTCGCAAGCCCCACTTCGGTGGTGGACGGAAGGAACATTTTTGACGTTACCGTTTCATAGCTTCCGCCGTCGGTAACGGTATTTCTTGCGACGGTCTGCGTTGTTGTCAGAAGCTCCGCAACGAACTTCGGATCAAGCATAGCAAGGAAGCCCGCCCACGCGTCGTACTCGTTGTAATTGTTCCATACGTTCGCGTTTGTAGGCGGCGCGTCCGCGCTGTGCTTTGCGCTGTACCAGTTACCCGCCGCCGCGTTGCTATTCAGCCATTGCAGAATGTTTGAATGCTGATAGCGGTTATTGCCGTATTGTTTCCGATCGCTGTTGCTGTTGCTTGCTTCCTTTGCGTCGAAGCACATTAACTGAATGATTTTTTCCGTAATCAGCGTTACGGAATTCGACGGGTAGCCGCTGTGGTTCTTGTCGGCGATCTTGAAAACGATCTTCGATCCGAAGCGTGATTGATACGCCGAAAGAACCGGAACTTCAATCTTCGCGCCCACCGACAAACTGCCTAATGTTTTTGACATTGTGCCGCCTCCTTTGGTTTCATTAAGCTGTTGTAATAATGATCCGTCCGCCGGATCAAGTGATAGCTGTTTCCCTTTTCGGCGTGTCCTCTCCAGCTTTGATAGGATTGTTCAACGGTCTTTGCGTCGATCCGTCCCGCCGCGTGAAGGGCGTCTAATTTCTTCAACTTCCGCTTCATATTGTTTTTGCTCCGGCGGCGCACCTTGCGGATCACCGCGCCGCTTTCGGTCAAGTATGTATGAAAGCCCAAGAAATCAACGCCGTGTTTCAAGGGAAAGATATTTGTTTTCGCATTCAGCGAAAGCCCGCGCGCCTGCACGAACGCTTCAATCTGCTTCCGGCACTCCTGCAAATATGCTTTGTCGTGATGGATCAAAAAGAAGTCGTCCATATAGCGCCCGTAATATTTGATACCCAGCTTTTCCTTTACGAAGTGATCCAGCCCGTCAAGGTAGAGAAGGGCGAAAAGCTGTGAAGTCTGATTGCCGATCGGTATTCCGACGTTGCCTTCGGTGCTGTCGATGATAAGATCGACAAGCCACAAAACGTCCGGATCGGTTATCTTCTCGCGGATTAAGGTTTTCAAAACGTCGTGCCGGATCGAATAGAAATACTTTGAAATATCGCCTTTCAGTATCCAGCCGTCAATTCCGTTCTTCCTGTAAAACCTCCGCATGAACTCTTGAAGCCTGTCTAACCCGTAATGCGTACCCTTCCCCACCTGCGACGCGTAGTTATCGCGAATGAACGATCGTGTCAAAATCGGTTCAAGCACGTTATCGCAAAGCGAATGTTGAACAACCTTGTCTTTGTAGCTGTTCGACATAACCACGCGGCGCTTCGGTTCGTATACCTCGAACGTGTTATACGGGGACATGGTATAGCGCTTCGTTCTGATCTGCGCGCTTAATAGGTTCAGCGCTTCAAGAAGATTAACTTCAAACTTTGCCGCCGCTCCTTTCCACCTCTTGCCTTGCCGCGCCTTTCGGTAGGCATTGTATAGGCTTTCAAAACTGTGTATCTTTTCAAAGTCTGTCATAATAAAAAATCCTCGCTGTTTATAACCTTTGCCAGCCGCCGGAAGGCGGTATGCTCCGGTATCGGCGATCCTGTATTCGTCCCCGCCGTGGATAGCGGCGACGGGATACACCTTCCTTTGATGGTGGTATTCTGCTTTCGGCTGTGCCTACTCGTTCACATAGTCCACCGAAGCGGGCGAACGCCATTGTTGCCGTTGTACGCGTTGTTGTTGTTCAAAGAGCCGTCCGAATTGACGTTGCGGACGTTGTTGGCGTTCGACGAATTAGGCGTATCAAGATGTACCCCGAACGTTTTTCAAGCTCTCGTTTTGTCCCGCTTCTTCCACGCGGTCGTCATGTACTTCACTTCAAGCGCAAGTTTTGACCAATATTCGCAACTGCTCATAGAAATAAAGCCCATTTCCTGCGAAAGCTCTATGAAAAATAGAAGCTCCTTGCAATAGGTCAGCGCCTTTGCTTGTAGCTTCTGCCGTTGTCTGTATTCCTGCGCGTCCCGAAGGTCTAATTCGTTCGCTTCAAGGACGCATTCGTAAATGTCCACCGCTTTATCCTGTATGCGGTTTACCAGTGTAAAACGGTATTTCTTCGGGTAGCGCTCCGTCGAATTCGTGATCGTGAAGGTGTGCTTTACAAGGTCTTTCGCTTTCACAATCACGTTGAATTCCGTCGGTTCTTTCCGCTCCCGCTCCGGTCTTTGCATATATGCACCGTCCTTTCCGCATTCGCTCGATTATCGCGGTATCGTCGGCGCACCCGTCGAAATCGAAGCCCGCTTCGGTAACGGTCAGCGTTGCCGCGTTCCCTGTAACCGTTGTTCCTGTGATCTGTAATACCTCCGCGCCGCAAGCCGCGCACGGCGGGGAAAGCTCCGCGAAGATGTTTCCGATCACGCACGACAATTCCGCCGCCGTGCAAGCGTACCGCGTCAGCATTCGATCCTCTGCAAACTCTCGTTCCAAATGCCCGTAGACGTTACGCCGTCGAGATCATCGAAGAGGATCAAGAACGGATTTGTCGTAATGTCATTGAAAAGCACCGCTTCCAGCATATCCACGCGCGCGTCAAGCGCGTTCGTGATGTTCAGAAGGTTTGTTGCCGCGTTATCGTCAAGGACGTTTTGCAAGCCGTTAAACCATGCGTTGAAGTCCGCCGCCGCCTGTGTTTCAAAATCCGCCATGTGTTGCTCGAACGCTTCGTACTGCGTGTTACCCTGCAATTTCAGCGAATTCATATACGAAACAAGCGTGTTGTACTCCGCCGCCGAAAGGGATTGATATTCAGCGAACCACGCTTGAAGCTGTGCGTTAAAAGCCGCCGTGTCGATCTGCTGAACGACGGCGGCAACAACGCCGCAAAGCGACGTGTTCAAGCGTTGATCCGTGATCTTGCTTTGCGTGATTGCTGTTACGCCCGCGCCCACGTAGATGTCCGCCAGCGCAAGCTCGTAAACGTCCGCGTCCCTCTGCAATGCGGGCGCGGTAGGGGACGCGCTGAACGAAGAAGATTTGACCTTCACCGACATAACGCGGTTTGTCAAATCCCAGCGCACGACAACGCGATCAATGCGGTTCAACTGTCCGTCCGCCGTGTCAAGCTCGACGGCAAGATCGCCCGTGTTGAAGTAGAAGTAACCGTTGATCCACGCTTTGCCCGTTTTAACGTTCAGCTTCATTCCGTCGTTTGCAACGACTTGAAGCCCCGTCGAAGGGACGGGGAAAACGCCGTTCCCGATGAACGAAGCGAAGTATTCCGCCCAATCCTCCGCCTTGTACGTGCGATCGTGCGAAACGCTGTTGAAGAAACTTGATTTTTCCATGCTGTGAAGCCCTCCTTTATTTCGTAATCTGCCGAATTTGTGTCAGAAGCGCGGGCAAGCTCTCGCCGAAGGTAATATCTATTTCTTCGCCGCTGGTTTCGTAGGTTTCCGCGATCTCCGTTATGCGAACGTCAATGCGGACGTTCCAGCGCTTATTGATACACGTTACCCGATCGCCCAAATCGTAGTCCGTGCCGTACTTCAAATTCGCGTTCGTGTTGATTTTCGATCCGAAAGCAAGCGTTTCCGCGTATTGCTCCAGCTCTTCAACGCCGCGCGCGGAAAGAAGCGCTAAATATTGCGCGTTGGTAAGCGTTACGGTCTGCCCGCTCTCGTTTTCGTATTCCTGCACGATGTCCGTTGCATTGATGAAAACTTCGTCGCGGGAAAGCCCCGTCGAACTGCCGCCGACTTCGGCAACCTTCCGCGTTACGCCTTCCTTTTCCTCTCCGCCGACGTAAGCCGTTGTTTTAAGGTTTTCAACGCTGTTCGTGTATTCCTGTTCAACGATGTTGTCGAACTCCTGCGAAAAGATACAAGGCGCGTTCCCTGCGGTATTGCCCGCCGTAAGATCGCGCCCTTCGTAAACGGAAAATGTATGCTTGCCCGTGCGGGCATTTGTCAGAACCCGAACGCCCAGCTTCGCCGCCTTCGCCGCCGTTTCCGCCGCAAGCTGGGCGTTCGCGTACTGCTCCGAAGTATAGTCGATCTGCCCGCTTCCGGTGTCTGCGTCGGTCGTGGATATGCTGAAATTCGGGATATTGCGCGCCGCTCCTGCGTTCGTGCAAGTCTGCTTCACAATGGCGTATAGAATGTTCTGTGTCGTGTCCTTCGTGATGATCTGCGTTGTCAAAATGCGCTTGCCGATCCACGAAAGAAGAAACTTGCCTTGAACCTCTATTTCCTCCATGCCCTGTGAATTCTTCGTGATGTGAATATAGCGGATTTCCGCCGCTTCGTTGCCGCCGCGCTTGATGATGATATTTTCCTTCACCAGCAAGCGGGCGTGTTCCTCCGTGAAGGGAACAAGCAACTTGAATTCGCCGCAACTCCAATAACGCCGCGTCCATATCAAGGACGAAATCTTTTCGACGATCCCTTGAAGTGTCATATCGCGGCTATAAACGTATAATTCCACCGCGCTACACCCCCAAATACAAGTTATTGTGATAGATCGAAACTTCGAGATTTTCGGCGTTCGCGTCCGCTGAATAACGGAAGAGATTGTCGCCCACGGCGATCTGCAAATACGAACTATCAACGTCGAGATAGCGGAACGCGTCTGTAATCGTGCCGCCACGGTTCAGCTTCACGGCTTTTTCACCGTAGCCCGTGGAAACGGTTAAAACGTCGCCCGCTACAAGCGAAATATTCAGCTTGATAAACTCCCGTGTATCGACGTTCAGCAATACTGGATTTGTAACCGCGCCGATCGCGCGGAACTCGATCCGGATACCGCTTTTCACGTCGCCGGAATTGTAGACGTTCACAATCAGCGACGGCTGGCGATAGCCGATTTCCCAGCCGTCGTAAAGCTCCAGCCCGTCCGGAACGGGGAATTCAAAGCCGCCGATCCACGTTGCTATGTCCTCGCGTGTTTCCGTTTCCTCTCTCCAAAACGGATTAAGGCAAGACAAGCTAACCGTGAATTGCTCGAAGATCGGCTTTCGCTTGAAGATCGGCGCGTCGTCGATCTTGCACCCGATCACCCGCCGGAAGTCGCCGAAAACATACGTCAACGTTGCTTCGTACTGCGGATTTAATATGCGGTTCAGCTTCCGGCGTAGGTTCTGCGCCGCTTGCTTGTCCCGCTCCTTGATGTACCCCACGATGTCAATATCGCGGCTTTCGATCCGATAGCCCAAGTATGTGTCGCCGTCCTGCCCCATGCTGTTGGTACTGTAAATAGCGTTCCGCACGTCGGAAAGTCCGGTAACGTCCTTGAAGTTTACGTGATACGAAGAAGCGGGGGAAAACTCTATGCTTTCCCCGCGCTCGTTCGTGTAGATCAATTTTTCTTGTGTCCTCATGCCATAACCTCCCGCGCAATCTGCCGGAACTGCCGCGCCGCCTGTCTTTGCTGTTCGGCGTAGCTCGTTTCGTTCGCATAGATGTTTTGCACGACTTCAACGGAAGGCGTACCGCCGCCGCGCGTGTCGCGTCCCTCTCCGGAACGGAATTCCGGAACGGCGTTCGACGTTTCGCGCCGGATCGAACTTTCAACGTCGCGCATTTCGCGGGCGAAGCCTTCGCCCAAGCCCTGCGCCATGTACGAACCGATACGGGCAAAAACCTTCGACGGGGAATTGATGTCCATTTCCTCTTCAACCGCCGCCACAATATCCCTCATCATAGAGCGGACGCGGCTTTCAAGCCAGCCGGACATATTTTGAAAGCCCTGCCAAATGCCGCGCACCATCTCTTCGCCCGCTTCCGTGAACTGCGATACGTAAGAGCGAAGCGCGGTAATAATGGGCTGAATGATTTGTGCAACCTTGCCCGTGATCTGCGGGATACCCGCGATCATTCCTTGCGCTATGCTCTTGTCGATGTTCGTTCCTTCGGTTACGAACTTTTGATGTTGTGCCGTGAATGCGGTAATAATGCTTTGCGCGATCTGCGGTACTTTCTGCGTGATCTGCACGATACCCGCCACCATGCCGGAAGCTATGTTTTTGTCGAAGTCCTGTCCGGCTTGATTGAAACGCTGGACTTGCGCCGTCAGTCCGGTAATAACCCGCTCGACGATCGCGTTCACCGCTCCGGACAAGCCTTCAATGTTCGCAATAATGCCGTTGTTCACGGCGTTTACTGCTTCCGCCGCCGTCAGCGCGCCCGCTCCGCCCATTGCGGCGGTCATATCGCCTTCAACGCCGCCCATGTTGTCGGTGAAGCCTACGCCCACGCCGTCCGCCATGTTGCCGCCGATTTCAGCGAATACCGTTGACGGGGAATGAATGCCGAAGAAGTCCTTAATACCCGAAACAAGGGACGAAGCCCAGCCGGATACCTTTTCCCACAACCACGAAGCCGCCCCGCTGATACCTTCCCACAAGCCGTGAAGAAGGTTTGCGCCCGCGTTTATCATTTCGCCGCCCAGCGACGCGAACGCTTGCACAATGCCGGAAACAATCTGCGGAACCGCCTTCACGATTTCAACTATGATCGTCGGCAAATTCTGAATGAGCGCCACGAAAAGCTGAACGCCCGCCATAATGATTTGGTCGATGTTGCCGATCAGCGCGTTTACAATGCCGCTTATGATTTGCGGGATCGCTTGAACGATCGTCGTTATAATCTGCGGCAATGCCTGTATGAGCGCGACAAGAAGATCAATGCCCGCTTGAATGATAAGCGGTATGTTCTCCGTAAGCGCCGTGATAATGCCTTCAATGATCTGCGGGATCGCTTCAACAATCGTTGTGATGATCTCCGGAAGGGCGGTAATTAACGCCGTCAGAAGGTCGATACCCGCTTGAATGATCTGCGGGATTGCGGAAAGCAAACCGTCGATCAAGCTGGTTATCAACTGCGGAAGCGCCGCAACAAGAACGGGGATCGCGTTTATAATGCCTTCCGCCAGCCCTGTTACAAGCTGTAAAGCCGCGTCGATCAGCAACGGGATATTGTCGATCAGAACTTGCACGATGTCCGTTACAAGCTGAACCAGCGAAGGAACAAGCGTCGGCAACGATTGAGCTATGCCCGTCGCGATATTCGCGATCATCTTCACCGCGAATTCAAGGAAGGTCGGTAACATTTCCGTTAGCTTTTCGATCGCGAACGTAACCATACCCAGCAAGCCGTCTGTGAAGTCCGCCGCCGCGCTCTCCGCTCCGGAAAGCGCACCCGTCAAGCCTTTTCCGATAAGCTCGACGAACGGCGTTATCTCCTGCAAAAGCTCCGCCGCAAGCTGTTTTAGCTTTGTAATGATCGGTTCAGCAATCGCGCCCAGCGCCGCCATAGCGCTGTTCAGATTTGCTGTTGCCTTCTGCGCGTCGATAATGTCGCCGTTTACCTCTCTGTACTTGTCCGCCGCTTCGGAATAAAGCCCGTTCAACGTGGACGTGATAAGGGCTTGCCGCTCCTGCTCCGATGTGCAAGCGTCAAGGCTGGCTTGAAAATCATCTTCGGAAACGCCCGCCCAATTCAGCGCGTCGGCAAGATTGCCCGTGATTGATCCCGTCTTTGCCGTTTCGTTCGCGGCTTCGGTCAAGCCTTCAATCGGCAAGCTGTCGCCGAATGTCGCGTAAACGCCCGTGCAAATGTTTGTCCAGTCCGAAAGCTCTTTTTCGTTCGTAGTCAGCTTCGCAAGGTGCGCGGCGGCTTCCGTTGCCTGTCCGTCGTCGCCAAGAACGCCGTACAGCTCCGTATAGGTGTTTTTCGCGTCCTCTGCCGAATGTCCCGCCGTCGTGAAGCTGGTTTCAAGTTTACCCATGTTTTCGCGGGCTTCGCGTGTTTCTTCGGCAAGCCCGAAGAATGCCGCACCCGCCGCCGCAATCGCCGCACCCATAGCCGCGCAAGCTGCGCCGATCGCCTTTCCTGCTTTGCCGACGGTTTCGCCGACGCTCTCCCAATCCACCTTTGAGCTTTTCAGCTTTTTAGAAGTGTCGTCGATTTCCTTTTGAATTTTCACCATGTCGGCTTTGGTGTTGTTCAGATTTGTTTGCATTTTCTGATATGCGGGATTTGTCGGTTCGATACCGTTATCGCGCATTTTCTTCAATGCCTTTTCCGCCGCTTCTGCTTTCTTCGCCTGTTCGTCGAACTGCTTTTGTAATAGCTTCTGTTTTGCGGTCAGCGCTTCCACGCTGTCTGCGTTGTCGGCGAATTCCGTCGTCGTCAGCTTCATTTCCGATCCGATTTCGCGAAGGGAAGAATTTATGTTAGTGCAAGCGGCGCGATACTCTTTTTCGCCTGTAAGGTCGATTGATGTTTTGATCTGCTCTTCTTTCGCCATTTATATCCCTCCCAGCACGTCGTCAATATCAACTTCTTTCGGAACGGGCTTGAAACGATCCGGATTGAATTCACGATGAATTTTGAAAAGCGTCAAAATTTTATACGGTGTCATGCGCCATACTTCGGCTTCGCTCCAGCGAAGAAGCGTTACGCCGATATAAAGAAGGCGGGCAAGGTCGATTATTCCTTGCCCGCTGTTGCGTTTTTTTCGATGTCCTCTTCGTCGTCCTCTTCCTCTTCGTCCCGTTCGGGCGGTTCGGGCGTTCCGTTGTTGCCCATAGAAAAGGATTTGAAGATCGCCGCTTTCACGTCGGCAAAATTGCCCGTATGAATGAGCTTGCCCACCTGTTTTTCGGTAAGCGGTTCTTCGTCGTCCGCCGCGCCCTCATTCAAAAGCACGGTCAGAAGCCAGCGAAGATTTTTAATGCTGTCCTTGCCGGAAAGCACGGTATCAAGGCGATCGAAGCCGCCGAATTTGTCTTGCATTTCGTCGATCGCGTTCAGACTGAAAAGAAGGTGTCTTTCCTTGTCCAGCATGATCGGGAAACGCCCGTCTTTAATTGCGCTCATAGCAGAATAAGGCGGGAAGCCTTTTCAGACTTCCCGCCGTTCCTCCTTTCGATATTCGATTAACCGCCCGCGTTGTTAGGCTCACGAACGGAAGTGAACCAAGCCGCCGCCACGCTGTTCGTAGGCTCTGCGACGTGTTCAGCCTTCCACAATCCGTCGGAACGCTTGATAAACTGTCCGACGATCTCCGGCGTAGTAAATTCGATACTGTCGCCCTTCGTGGTGTAGTTTTCATCGGGGATCGCGAATTTGACCTTGTAAAGCCAAATGTACTTGTACATTCCGCCCGCCTTCTTCGCGCGGAAGCCGATTGCGGTATAGGGCGCTTCGTCGCTGTCAGAACCGTAAACAACCTTGTCCGTGTCCTGCTTCTGTCCAAGCAGGGCGGCAAGATCAGCCGGAAGAAGATCGTTCACGTTCAGCGTGATTTCTCCGGATACGAATTCTTTTACAACTTCGTCCGCGCCGTCGTCGGCGTAAAGGATCGCTTCGGCGACTTCAACGGAAAGCTCCGCCGAAATAGCTTTCGCCATACGCACGGGCGTTCCGTATTCCTCCGCGCCGGACGTGCCGATCGTGATGGGTGCGCGGTAAAGATCGCGCAAACCGATTGTTGCCATGTGTCATACCTCCATATACTTGATTTCAACGGGAACGTGGTAATATCCCGTGTCCTGTTCGTATGTTTCCGTGTCTATCGTGATCGCGTAGAACCCCGCCGCCTTCAATGCTGTTTTCAAGCGTTGAAGAATGTCGATGTAATCCGTTTTTGAATAGACGTGTACTTGATACGTGAATTCCTGCGCGCCCTCTTCATCGTCTGAAAAGAACGTGTCGCGCCCCACGACAAGCTGATAGACGATAAAGCAAGCCGCCTTCCCGCCGTATTTAAGGCGTTCGACGGGAACGCCCAGCTTTTCAAGCTCCGCTTTTAACAAGCTGTCAACGTTCTTCATTTTGCTTTTCCTCCCATACGCGGCGCATTTCCGAAACAACGTCGTCCGCCGCCTTTTCATTCGCCGCCGTGAACCACGGGCGCGCGGGCATATTTGAACGCCCGTAATTAAGGACGAAGCCTTTTTCCGCGTTGCGTACTCCGTGCTTGTCCTTTCCGTTCGGATAGATTTCAACCCGTTTTCCGCCGTCAATCTCTTTCACGGCGGATACTTTGATGGACGCAAGAAGCGCCCCCGTGCTTCGTCTGCTGTTGAACCTTGTCTTGATCTCTTCTTGCTGTGCCTTCTGCATTACTGCGCCACCCGCTTTGAGCATTTCCGGCACGGCTTCTTCAACGATCGCGTCTTGCCGAAGCATTGCTTCTTGTACGTCGTCCAGCCCGACAACGTTAAACTTCGCCATTGTTGCCGCCCCCTTCCGCTTCCGGAAGATTAACCAGCGTCAACTCTGTAAATTCTCCGTTCCCGTGCGTGTACGTCCGAAGGACGCGATACCGTTTCCCGCTCGAAACGGGATATTCCACGATCTGCTGTTCCTCATACTCGAAGGAATGCACGTCGAATTTTAATTCCGTCGTATAGCCCGCCTGTTGTGCCTTGTAGAACTCCGAAAAGCCCACGGATTTCTTGTCAGCGAAAACCGTTGTCGCGGTTTCTGTGCGGGCGACGGGGAAGCCGTGTTCGTTCGTGCGCGGCGAAGGTTCAGACAAGGCAACCAATGTTATTTGTTCGCCCCATCTCATTTATTTACCCTCGCTTTCTTCGGTGTAATCAGCGGTCAGCGACAAGGCGCACTTCAAATAATCGTATGCGTTGCGGTAACGCTCCGCGTCGTCATTGAAGCCGAATTCCGCCTTTGCATAAAGCACAACCGCCCGATCAAGAAGGGGATCGCCCAGCGTTTTACTGGACGATCCCGCTTCCGCCGGAATGTTGATACCGACAAGGCGAAGATCAGCGATCGCCGCGTTTATGAGATCGGAAACTTCGCCGTCAAGCGCCGTCCCGCTCAACCGCAACGCCAGCTTTACCTTGTCAAGCATTTGTCAGCCCTCCCGCTATTAAGCAGTGACGAATGTCGCCTTCACGAAACTTTCGGGATTTTTCAAGCCAGCGTCAAACAAGCTGTACGCGGTCTTAACCTCGTTCGCGGTTTTAGGCTCGATTGCGGAGAAGATTTCCAGCTCATCGTAATCGTTCGCGATAACCTGTCCCTTTGTGCCAAGGTAAATAACGTTGTCCGCGATTTCGTTATCAACCTTCACGGAAGCGCCGTAAATGCGCCCCGCGGTAATAGGATCAACCATACTGTTAGGAACAAACAACTTGTTTTTGTTGCCGTCCTCAATGCCCGCAAGGTTGTTCCAAATGGTCTTGTTATTCGCGTAAATAACGCGTTCGCCCTTGCCTTTCAGCAGTGCAAACATTCCGCGAATAGCCGCGTCTGTGTACTTCTGTCCGGTCAGAATGTTGGCGGTGGCAATGCCCGCGCCCGCGATAGCAGAACCGCCGTCGGGCGCAACGCCGTCAAGACGATTGCGGATAACGCGGTTCTTCGCTACGGCGATACGCTCCGCAAGCTCATTCACCAGCCAAGCTTCGAACGCGTCGATAGACTTAAACTTCATCTTGCGGGACAGAACAGCGTGTTTCTTGATCTCGATACCTTCAAGGGACAGAAGATCAAATTCGTTCTCTTCGTCGTCGTTTGCCGTACCCTCTGCAACGCCCTTCGCGTCGCCAGCCTTAATAGACTTGCGGCGGGGAACGCCGAAACCGGAAGTCATGCCGGAATGTTCTGCGTCCTCCAGCATAGGGGACATGCTCTCAACAAGATCAATAATCATATTGAGCGTTGCGGGCGGTACAACTGCGGCGCTGTTTGCGGTCGTTGCGGTAAATGCGGCGCGTTCCTCTGCGGACATATCGCCAAGAAGGGAAATTCCGCTTCTTACGGCAATGTTTTTCAGCCACGCGGAACGATATTCCGGCGTAGCGGAAGGATTGTCCGGAGTAGTAGCGCCCCCGTTGTTGTCGGTCTGCTGGAAAGTGCGGATAACAACGCCCGCGCCCTTCGCGATATTGTCAAGAATGCCGTTGCGCTTCTCGGCGGCGGCAATCAGTCCGGCGCGCTCTTCGGTAAGCTGTGTGGTTTCCTGCTCCAGCGCGTCAATCTCTGCGGCGGTCATAGCGTCGCCGCGCTGTTCGATCTCCTGCTTGATAGCCGCAAGGCGGGCTTCGATTTCTTTAATTCTCATTGTGTTAAACCTCCGTCATTAGTTTGATTTTCAAAAGTTTCTTCCGGCGTTCCAGCCGCTCCTGCTGTTCCCTTTCGATCACTCCGTCGAAATAGGATCGTGCCGAAATATCGGTATCGGCGTTCGCCGGAATGGATACCGCCGAAACGTCGTAAACCTTCGCAATTTTCAAGATCGTGCGTGTGCGTGTGTCGCGGTCGTAGCTATCTTCCGATACGCGGAAAGTCCACGACATTTTCGTAACAAGTCCGTTCTTGATTTCCTCGAACATATCTTGTGCCGCGCGCGATTTCGACAAGTCCGCGAACGTGAAAAGCCCGTTATCGTTAGCTTCAACGCCCAGCGTCCCGTTGGAAAGGCGGGCAAGCACCTTTCCTTCGTGGTTATACTGCATGATTACGTCGGACATATCCGCACCCGCAAGGGCGTTCCGGTCAATCCGTTCGTAATATTTGTTCCCGTCCCACTCATACAGCAAATAGGGCTTGTCGAACGTTGTTGCGTAGCCCTCCACGTAGAAATCCGTATCAATTCGCTTCTCCGCCGCCGTCGGGATCAATAGCGGCTGGATCATTGTTCGGTACTCCCGATCCGTCTTTTTTGGCATTTGGTGTAACCTCCTTTCCCAATTCTGAAACTTCCGCGTATTCCTTGCGGATATAATATTTCTCGCCGCCCTCAACGTGCGCCATGTTCCAAACGTCCATAACGCCGTTGCGGTTCAGCAAGCCGCGGTCAAATAACTGTGTGCTGATATTCAGCTTCGTTTGATTGCTTGCGTATTGTAAGCGGTTCGCGGTAAACGTGATCGCGTTCCCGAAGGACAATTCCCGCGCCGTGTACGTCATATTGGACATAACAAGCGAAAGCTGGATCGCGAAAGGCTCGATCTTGCCTTCGTAATACGCGTTCCATTCGTCCTCCGTGTATTTGTTTTGCAGAATGCCCGCGTTCGTGCCGAAGTAGTTAAACACGTTTTCATTGATCTGCGCCATCTGCGCGGCGTTGACCGTGAACGGCTTGCTTTCGATCGGCTTCACGTCAGCAAACTTCGCGTCGTAGATCACCATTCCCGACTGATTTTCCGCCGAAAGGTTATCCGCCGTGAAGCGTTTGCGCTCCTTCGTGATGTCCTCCGGCTTCAGCATATTTGCAACCTTCGCCAAGAAGCGAATAGAAGCCGAATTTTTAACGCCGTTGATAATGCCTTGATTTTGTGTGTGGATCAACTGCATTGTAGGACGAAGTGCGGCGTTGCTCTCGCCGAAGAAATCGTTTGTGTACTGAAAATTCGTCATTACGCCGACGCGTTCAAACTCAATCGCGGCTTTCTGCCCATTCCCGAAGGTGTAGCGCAAAAACGGAACGTTGTTATACTCGATAACTTCGCACCGTTGAGGAAGTAGGGGATAATACCCGATCAGCCCGCCGAATTCATCTTCAATCGGAACAATGAAGCAAGTATTATTCACCGAAAGGATCGTCGCGATCCTGTAAATGAACTTCGATGTATCCATGAACGGATTAGGCTTGAACTGCAATGTCCGTTCAAGGTTCTTTTGCGCCGTGCCGCTGATCTCCGGTTTCAGCTTTGAAGCGAAGGACGCGAACGAATGTATCGCCGCGCGCGTAAGCTCCATTTCGTAAATACTTTCCGGCGCGTTGCTGAAAACGGGCGTGTACCCGTTTAGCATTTTGAAATAGCCTTCCGCCTTCAAGTCGGCTTTCGGCTTCCGGAAGATAGTTTCAAAAACTCCCATGTTTTTATCACCCCGCATTTTTGAGCATTTCGCCGATTTCGTTATAATATTTCTGCCGCACGGTCAGCGCGTCGATCACGGAAACAAAGCCGTCAATTCGCGCCCGCTGTTCGATCTTCACGGGACGGAACTTCCTCGTTTCCATGTTGTGCTTCAATGCGACGTTGAGGAAGTGCGCCTTCAACAAGTTATTGTCGGCAATCTTGAAATTGCCGTCCTTGATAACGCCTTCAAACTCGCGGATCACGGGCGCAAGGTTTTCACCCTGCCATACGTCGTCCGTCTGCCAGCCCGCGTTCTTCAAGTCGTCGATCAGATATTGCGCGGAATAGCGGTCGTACCCGATCTTCAAGATATATATTCCGTACTGATCCCGAAGCATAGAAAACCATTCGTAAACGTCGCGGTAATCGACGTGGTTTTCTCCGGATAGCTTGACGATCCCTTGCTTTACGAATATGTCATACGGTACGCCGTCAATCGCTTGCGCCGTTTCAAGGCGGTTCGCGGGCATAAAGAATTGTGCGAAGGCATATAGAACGCCGTCTCGCTCAATCACGACGGAAGCGGCGGTCAAGTCCGTTGTTTGCGAAAGGTCTATGCCGCCCACGGCGTAACTGTCCTTGAAATCCTCCAGCTTCGCGTGAATTCCTGCGCCGTCAACAACGACGTAATCAAGCCACGCGACGGAAGAATTCTGCTTGATATTGCAATACTTCGTAAGGAATTCAGCCCGCTTCGACATACTCATTTCGGCGACGGCGATTTCCTCTTTGAAGAAGTCCGGCGAAACGGAAACGCCCATATTCGGATTTGCTTTTTTAAGCTCTTCAAGGTCGTTCCATTTCTCCACGTCGTCAATCATGTAAAGCAGGGGAAGAAGGCGGCGTTCCTTGCTTCCTCCCTTCAAAAACGCTGTCGATCTCTTCATCAATTCGTCGAAGATACCGTCGTTTTCGTAACCCGCCGTTGAGATCGAAAGGATCATCGGCTGGCGGCGCGCGCCAAGCGCGGATTTCATAACTTCGTACTGCTTCAAGCCGCCGTCGCCGCGCCACGACGCGACTTCATCGTTCACGACTAAATGCGGATTGAAGCCGTCGGATTTCTTCGCGTTGAACGCAAGCGGCTTGATCGCGGTATTGCTTTCTTCGATGTAAATATCGGAACGGCGCTTCTTCGATAGGTCGGAAAGCTCCGGTTCTTTTTTAATCATCTGATAGAAGTTATCGTAAACAATGTTCGCTTGCTCCAGCTTCGGCGCAAGGCAATATATTTTCGCGCCGTATTCGCCGTCAAGATATGCCATATATGCAATGACGGCGGACGCAAAAAGCGTTTTGCCGTTCTTGCGCCCGATCACAATAAACACTTCACGAAAGACGCGCGTTCCGTCCTCTTCGACGATCCCGAACATAACGGAAACGGCGGCTTTCTGCCACAACTCCAGCTTCAAAAGGTCTGTGCGCCCTTCGCAATGATGGCAAAAGTTTTCGATGAACCGAATTGCCTTGTTTGCCTTCTTCGCGTTGAAGGTGAAAAGCCCTTCTTGAAGCCCCTTCACGATGTATTCATACAGAAGGCGAACCCACTTGCCGACGGTTATATTTCCGGAAGAAATGCCGTCGTAATACTCGTAAATGTAATTTGAAAAGGGCATTTTTATTCGTCCCGTAACGCCTGTAAACGGCTTTCCTTTTTCTTCTCCGGCGGTACAAGATCGCAAAGCTGTTTGATAATTGCGGCGTGATTTTTTGTCATGGCGATATGTGTTTTCACCGCGTCGCTTTGCTTCGTCCCGCTCTGATTTGCGCCGTTTTGGTATTCGACGGTGTAGCCCTCTTCGTTGATGATCTCTTGCAATTCTTCAAGGGATACCGCCATGAACGCCGCGTTCTTGATAAGGCTTTCGACGGTCTGCAACTTGTTTTTATCCAAGTCTTTGAAAATGCGCTTCAATCGGGAAAACTCCCGCTTGATCTTTTCTTCTTTCGTCAAGTCCTTCTTTGTCGCCATAAATATCACCCCCTTTTCCGGTCAACCCACACCCCCTTAAACGCGTACACCCGTTATGCGCGCGCCTGCGGAGTATTTTTAATCTCCCGCCCTCGGTGTCGAACCCTCCCTAAACTTTGAGCGAATAGGGGGGGATATGAGGTTTCCCGCTTCGTCGAATGCGTACCGTTTTTTCTTGTCGTTCCGGTGGTGTTCTTTGTTGTGGCAATCTTGACAAAGCGCTTCGAGATTGTCCCACGAAAGCGCTATGTACGGATCGTTGATATTCTGCTTCGTCAAGTATGTTTTGTGATGTGCGATCTTTGCGGTTACTGGATCGTCCGGCGTTGAACAGCGTTCGCACAAGTAGCCCTTCGACTTCAAGAAGCTGTCGCGGCATGAACGCCAAGCGTCCGAATTGTAGAACCTTTCCGCCCACGGCTTCATGCGGTTATCCTCCTTCCTGTGGAAAAGTCTGTGCAAAAGAGCAAAAGAAAAAGCCTTCCGCGTATCACGCAAAAGGCTTTATCCCGCGCTATTCAATTCGCAATAATTCAGCGTAATTATTATATCACGCGTAAGCGTCGCGGACAAGGTGCATTGTTTGGTCGCGTTTTGGTCATTTGTCAACGGCTTTCCGGTATGTAGCCGCTGATACCGCCGCCGGAATGCCGAATACGCATACCGCCATATCATTGACGATCTTGTTCCGCCAGCGGCGCGCCGTCTTTATCTCTTTGAGAATGCCCGCGTCGGAAAGCTCTTCCGCGATCTCTTCCCACGTCGCCGTTCCGCCCTCTCGCGGATTGCCGTTGATGTCCTCGCCGAAATAGTAAAGCCGGATCACAACGAATTCTTTATGCCCCTCGAAAAGAGAAATAGCGCGTGTCAAGCTATCAAAGCCGGATTTCGTTTCTTTGAACTGCTTTTGTTTTTCCTCTCGCATTTCCTCGACGATCTCCGCTTCCGTCTTGCGCTGAATAAAGCCCTTCGCCTGTGGTGTCGTTGAAAACGTCTTTCGTCCTGCGTGATACTCAACTTCGCAATACGCTTCTTCATCGGCTACAAGCGCCGCCAGCTTCTTGTAGTTATACAACAACGTTTCCATTGCCTTGAAGTAATTTACGTACCCCGTGTTCTGTGTGTATGCTTCCGCCGCCCCTGCGCGCGCGGCTTCAAATACGGCTTCCCGCAACTCTTCGGAAAGCTCTGTTTGCTTTTTAGTCATGTGTGCCACCTCCGGTTAGATATTCGATAATTGTTCCCGCCGCCTGTTCCCAGCCGTAGCAAAGCGCGGCTTTGTAGCCCTGCGCCGAAAGAGCGTCCAGCCACTCCGATTGATGATCGCTTGTCCTGCCGCCGCGTCGCCGTTTAAGCTCTATGTAAAGCCCGTGATATTGCCCGCGCGCGACGGGCAAGCATAGATCGGGAACGCCCGCTTTCACGCCCTCCGCCCGAAGCCGTCCCGCTTCCGCCTTGTGTCTGCTCCCGCCGTTCGGGACGTGATAAAGCAAATTCAATTCGGGATATTTCCCGCTTTGCATAGCCGCCCACGAAAACAGCGTCATTTGCTCTTG